GTAATATTAGTATTAGATAATGCTAAAAAAATAAGAGAAGCTACGGCTCATAGTATAATAAAACGTGACGAAGAGCACAGAGTATGGTATGTAGGGTGTACGAGAGCAAAAAGAAATTTATATTTAATGAGAGCAAAAATAGAAAGGAAGGGTTACCAGTTATGACACATAAAGATATATTTAACGATTCATTTCCACAAGATAAACAGATAGGTGGATCCCATTACAAAAAATTTTTAATTCAACCTTATGAATTTATTTCAAAGAATGCTTTGTCATTCTTCCAGGGCAACGTAATTAAATATGTTTGTCGTTATAAAAACAAAGCAGGAATACAAGACCTTGAAAAAATAATTCATTACTGTGAATTAGAAATTAAAACAATGAAAGATATAGGTAAGAAATGAATACATATACTGATATTTTTGGTTTGTTAATTATAACAATATTTATGTTTGGATTGATATAATGAACCTTTTTTTACGAATAAGATTAAAATTAGAAGCTGAGAAAAAAAGAACAGAGAGACTCTATAAAGAAAATCAAGTAATGAAAAGAAGATTACTTAAATATGAAAAGCAAGGTATGCTATACCACAACAACAAGAAAGGTTTAAATGAAAGTACCTCTATTTGAAGCGCAGACAGAATGGATTGAACCAGAGTTTTATCCTGATCTAAGACAGTACGACGAGATTGCAATTGACTTAGAGACAAGAGATCCTGATTTAAAATCTAAAGGTAGTGGTGCTATTATTGGTAATGGAGAAGTTGTAGGAATTGCTGTAGCTGTACCTGGTAAAAAGTTTTATTTCCCTATTGCTCACGCATCTGGGCCAAACATGGATCGTAAGAAAACTTTAAAATGGTTTCAAGATATTTTAAATACACCAGCAGTAAAAATATTTCACAATGCAATGTATGACGTTAGTTGGATTAGATCTATGGGTCTAAAGATTCAGGGACAGATCGTAGACACTATGATTGCAGCCAGTTTAATTAATGAGAATAGATTTAGATTTGATTTAAATAGTTTAGGTTGGGATTATTTAGGCCATGGTAAAAACGAATCAGCACTTAATGAAGAAGCAAAGTCTAGAGGACTAGATCCTAAAGCAGATATGTGGCAGCTTCCGGCGCTTCATGTTGGAGCCTATGCAGAAAAAGATGCAGAACTTACTTTAGAACTTTGGCAGGTGTTTAAAAAAGAAATTACTCACCAGGATATTGAGTCTATTTTTGAACTCGAAACGGATTTATTTCCTTGCTTAGTTGATATGCGTTTCTTAGGTGTCCGGGTAGACCTTCAAAAAGCTCAAGAATTGAAGCGAGCACTAGTGATAAAAGAAGAAAACTTACTCCAACAAATAAAAATAGAAACTGGAATAGATGTTCAGCTAATGGCTGCAAGAAGTGTTGCCAAAGTTTTTGATAAATTAAAGTTACCTTATGAACGAACTGCGAAATCAAATGCTCCATCCTTTACTAAAAATTTTATTATTAATCATGAACACCCTATAGTTAGAATGATTGCTGAGGCTAGAGAAACTAATAAGGCACATACTACGTTCATTGATACCATAATTAAACACGAACATAAAGGCAGAATTCATGCTGATATAAACCAAATAAGATCCGATCAAGGTGGGACAGTGACCGGTAGATTCAGTTACTCTAATCCAAATTTACAACAACTTCCAGCTCGAAATAAGGAACTTGGACCTATGATTAGATCCATATTTCTTCCAGAAGAAAAACATAAATGGGGTAGTTTTGATTACTCACAACAAGAACCACGTCTTGTTGCACACTATGCAGCGCTTCATAAATTTCCATCTGTCAATGAGGTTATAGATAGTTATGAGAATGATACTTCAACAGATTTCCACCAGGTAGTTGCAGACATGGCAAAAATCCCTAGATCTCAAGCCAAGGTAATTAACTTAGGATTATTTTATGGTATGGGTAAAGCAAAGCTACAAGCAGAACTTGGAGTATCAAAAGAAAAAGCAGCAGAATTGTTCGAGACGTACCACGCTAAAGTTCCCTTTGTTAAGCAACTAACTAATAGTGCTTCTAATCGTGCCCAGGAGCGTGGCCAAATTCGAACCTTACTGGGACGATTATGTAGGTTTCATTTGTGGGAGCCTAATCAATTTGGTATGCATAAAGCATTGCCTCATGAAGAAGCATTGCAAGAACACGGACCAGGGATAAAAAGAGCTTACACTTACAAAGCTTTGAATAAATTAATTCAAGGATCCGCAGCAGACATGACAAAAAAAGCTATGTTAGATTTATATAAAGAAGGTATAATAGCTCACGTACAAATTCATGATGAACTTTGTGTTTCAGTAAAAGATGAGAAACATGCAAAACAGATTAAAGAAATCATGGAAGACTCCGTCTCTTTGGAAGTTCCCAACAAAGTAGACTACGAATTTGGAGAAAACTGGGGTGAAATAAATGGTTGATTATGGCTTATTTAAATGCAAACATACCACCGCTTTACGCGCAAATTAGGAAGGAGTTTTTATATGACAATAAAAAACATCATGGAGAAGTTGAAGATTGTGTTATCTTTGGCATCACATCTATGGGAGGCCGTGCGATTTTATGGCACGCTCTTATGGAGAATGGTGCGATCTTTTATAGGTTGCCAATTACGGCTTTTATTCAACGTGGTTTTCAACCCGAAAATGTTCCCATTAAAAGACTTGATGAACTGGAACTTTGGAATTCTTTTAGTTATCACCCTGCTGTTACTTCTTGGGCTATTTTAAGCGCAGCTTCAGGAAAATACATAGGTAAGGATAAAAAATGGCATCACGGTACTTATCTTTTTACTGTTGACTGGGCCCACCCAGATGCTAATATCCTAGACACTGATCACTCAGAGATCCCACACGAACATAAGTGTGCACACATTATCGCTTTAGATAATGGAAATTATGCTGCTCAACCCAATAATAGATGCATTTGGGACTTACCTTCTTTTACGGTTAAGGACAATATCCCTGATTGGAAAGTCCAAACATCGGAATGGAATGTAGAAGACACGGGAAACTGGAAGACCCAGGATACCGATAATTTTTTTTATGAGATAGAGGAGAAGAAAAATGATTAATAATGGAATATGTACAAGTTGCGATCATAGACATAGAGGAAAAAACGAATGTTCTTTCTGTGATTGTGTGTGGCAACATCAAGAGCCTGAAAAAAAATCTTGGCTTAAAAAAATAATCAACTGGTTTAAATAAAATGATGGTTAAGTGTAAAACTTGCGGCCATGGGTGTCATTGCAGTGAAGATAAAATAGACTCCGAACACTACACGCCTTTAATGGATTTGTGTGAATGTAAACAATGTTTACATGAAGTAAAAGAAATTGAATATGAGGAGTGTTTATCATGTCAATAAAGGTAATTAATTAATATGGAGGGTGTTTATATGGAACCAGAAATGAATTACAAATTTACAGCTATATTAATAGTAGCTATATGTTTATTAGCTTTATTTGGAGGTCCAGTACGATGAAATTTACTTTAATACTATTTTTATGTTCTTTTATTAATAACGAATGCCTACCTCCACAAGAGATAAAACAACATTATAATTCGTGGAAAGAATGTACACTTGCAGCATTAGAAATATCTACAGAAATAATGCTTTTACAAGAAGAAGAGTTTGTTAATAAGAACAAAGTAGCCACTAAATTTGTATGTCAAGAAATAGGTACTATTTAATTGACTAGAAAAACTAACACAGTTTTAATAGGACTACTAGGCACAATTTTAATGGGGTTAAGCACCTGGGTAATTATAACTATGGTGGAACTTCAGGTTATAGTGATGATGATCCAGCAAGAGCTAATGGACCTTGACAAGGTTATAGGTAGAATATATTCTCATATGGACCGATTATCACAACGATGAAACTTTCCAAAAATTTCCATCTATCAGAGATGACTAAAAGCCAACAAGCTGTTCGTATGGGACTTAATAATAATCCTAGTGAGCAACAGGTAGAGAACCTAAAAACACTATGTGAGAGGGTCTTACAGCCGACCAGAGAGCATTTTGCTAAGGTTGTGACCGTGAGCTCAGGCTTTAGAGATGAGGTGTTAAATAACGCTTTAGGGGGATCTAAAAGCTCTCAGCACTGTCTTGGAATGGCAGCCGATATAGAAATATTTGACGTGCCTAATAATGAATTAAGTGACTGGATTAAGGAAAATCTCATGTTTGATCAACTTATACTAGAATATTTTGATCCTGCAGATGGGCCCAACTCAGGATGGGTTCATGTATCTTACAATCCTACTATCTCTTTAAACAGAAAAGAATATTTGATGGCCATTAAAAAAAATGGTAAGACAGAGTACAAACCTATTATGGGATTAAGTACAGATAGATATGTCAAATAAATTTAAAAATGTAAGTAATTCTTTTAGTAATATTGACACTGTTCAAGGTCATTGCGAAGAATGTAAAGAGTTTACTGTATTAGTTGCTATTATTCCTGAGTTCTATAGATGCACAGGTTGTGGTGCAGACACTAAACAACATATCAATGGACGAATAAGATATTTAAAATTAGACGAATCAGAAATTAAATTTATAAAAGAAAACCCTACCCCTAAAAATGGCCAAGCAAAATTTTAAACTGTATGTGCCTAGAGAAGCTCCTAGAAAACGTAAGGGCATTCATAAAAAAAGTAAGAATAAGGCAGAAAAAAGGCAGAAATCTATGAAGCGTTATAGAGGTCAAGGATAAGTTAAATAAGACGCTTGACATTAAATGGAATATTTTGTAGGATATTATTTAATTAACAAATGAAAGGTTATAACAAATGACTGACTTTAATAAGTACAAAAACATATCTATCAAATTAGATACGTACGCAAAGATAGATAAGATTAGTAAAGTCTTGGTACCTGATGATCCAAATATCTCACGTGCTCAAGTAGTGACTATTCTTGTCAACAAAGAAGCTAAGAAACTAAACGGAAAACTAAAATAACAATAGGAGACAGAAAGTATGAAATACACTCTAATAAAAAAGTCAAAGTACATGGCGCAAGTAGTTAAAGAAGCTGACACTATGGATCAGATAATTAAATATAAAGTAGCGTCGGAAATGATGGAAGACAATCAAGATGGTCAACCCATGATTCATAAGTTTCATATCATGATAGATATTGATGATGCGTTTAAGTATGTAAATGCATCAATCGATGACCACGAAAAACCTTT